ACCTGCTGGTACTTATAAGCTAGGTTTACGTACAGAAGGTGGTTTTCATAATCGTTATCTGTCCAGATATGGTGCAGACTTTCATAAAGGTATGATATGGGTATTAGATGTACCTGGATTTGAATGGATACTATGGCATTCAGGTAATACAGATGAAAATACTGCAGGTTGTTTGCTGTTAGGTAACACACAAACTAGCAATTTAGTAGCTAAAGATGGGTTTATTGGTTCAAGTCGTGATGCATATGCACTTGTATATCCTCGTGTATTAGCTGCTATTGAATCAGGATTAGATGTAGAAGTAGAATATATAGATTATGATGGTAAGTTACCTACACCTGAAGTTTCTAATGCAGCTCCACCAGATATGATACAACCTAAACAAGTTATGGAAAAATTGCAAGAGATAAGTGGTGAAGTCAAAATATTATCTGCTAAGCTTGATGGAAAAAGAATAATATGAGTGACATAGACAGAATAGAATACATTATAGAACAATTAACTAAAGGTGGTAGTCGTTCTGTTCGTTTATCTAATAAATTTAATGTTAGTAAAAAAGATTTACCTGTATTAAAAAACATACATGCTGAATTAAAATTAGGTGGTGAAATAGCATTAGGTTCAGTAGATGCAAGTAAATTAATATCTGAAGGTGCTGATGATGCATTTGATACAGCAATTATAAATAAAATTTTAGAATCAACAGGTAATCATGGCTTAGGTGAATTTAAAGATAGTAACTTAGCAAATATAAGTAATATAGAAAATATAGGTGGTGTAAAAAGTAAACAAATATTTAAACAAAGTAAAGGAAATGTACCTAGAAAAGTAGGTAATGTAGAAACTACTGTATCTAGAGGTTTGTCAGATATACAAGCTGATATTGATATAGGTAAACAACTTCGTAGAGGTTATACACCTATGTTAAAAGATATAAGTTCAGCTGGTCCTAAACCTAGTTTTGTAGAAAAATATGTACCTGTTTATAAATCATTGAATGATTTTAGTGACAATGAATTACGTTTAACTAAACAATATTTTACTGCTAAAAACAAAGGACTATCAGATAAACTTGCATTAAAAGTAACTAAATCTAGTATTAGTCGTATGTTACGTACATCTGGAACTGACATATCAAAAACATTACCTTCAGTTGGTGACAGTGCTCTAACAAAAGCAGTAGAAGCTGCTAATCAAGCAACTGAAGACTTAGAATATTTACAAAGAGAATCAGGTTTATATGATGATAAATATTACGGACCTGTAGATAGTCATGTAAAACAATATAATTTAATTAAAACTGCAAATGAAAGCAACATTGGTAAACAAATGCCATTTGAAAGTAGTGCTGAAATTAAAGAATATAACAAAATGGTACAAGATTTTGACAAAGTAGATTTATCTACTGAAACTAAACGTGCACAAAAATTAAGTAAATCATTAGACATATCACAAGAAAATATTATAGAACAAGGTAAAGGTGGTTTACTAGAAGGACAAGCTATGGGTACACAAACTAAACCTATGCTTACAGAAAACTTTGGTGATATGAAAATAGGTGGTGGATTTAAAACTAAAACTGAAGAAGATTTAGAAGCTGCAGCAAAAATAAATTATGAAAAAGCTTATGGTGATAATACAATACCTATTAATTTTAAACATCCAACTGCTGCAGGAAATAAAACTATAAAAGAAATGGGTTTTAATGTTGGAGATAAATTACCTGTAGGTATTGATAAAAAAGGTAAGTCAATATTTTTAAAAGTAGGACCTGAAGTTGATGAAGCAAAACCAATAGGTACTGGTATTACTTCTTTTGGTACTGATAGATTATCAGGTGTAAGATACGACTCAGATGTACAAGCTGAAAGAGCTAGTAAAGAACAACCAGGTAGAATAGAAATTTATGATAAAACAAAAAGAGAATACAAACCTAAACAAACATATGTACCTAGTGCTGTTGATGAAGGTACACCTAAAATATCTAAAGCTGAATATAAAACACAAGAATCTTTAGTTAATCAAATGAATCAATTAAAGGCAATGTATCCAAACGTTGCAAATAAAAATAATCTTGTTAGACTAGCGTTAAGAAATATGGAAAAAGAATATGGTTTACCAGTTAATAAAAAATTATTGTTAAACCTTAGTAAGTTTTTTTAGGAGTATAAATGGTAGCATTTAAAGGCGGCAATAATACAGGTGGTCAGAATGTAGATTATTATGATAATCCTAATTATGACCCTAAAAAAGATGGTAAGTCTTCTACAGATTACATTAAAAATTCAGCTAAAAATTCAGCTAATTGGGCAGAACAAGCTGAAGAAGCTTATGTTTCTGGTATTTCTGATGATTATCAGGCTGTTGTAGAATCAGAAGTTCAATCAGCTTACGATAAATCAAAAGCTGATAAACAAGCAAGCGAAACTGTATCTTATTTTAGAGCTAGAGAACGTGAACGTTTAAATCCTGGTGGAGTTGGTGGTCCACAAATTAATCCTAGGTTTAGTCAACCTGCATCATTAGATGATAAATTAGCTAAGTTTGGTTTTTCTTTTGACCCTGAAAGCCCTGATGATTATTATGGTAGAATGCCACAAGCAGAATTAACAAATGATTATTTTAGCACAGATAGAACAATTAAAAGAGATAGTTCTAGACCTGGTGTAGACCCTGGAAGTTATACAATATATGAAGAAACTGTTAAGTATAAAAAAGGTGACCCATTACCTAATACAGTAGCAGGCGTTAATCAAGACTTACAAGCACGTAAAGCTAGAACAAGAGATTTTGCTATGGAGTTTAAAGGGACTATTTATGATTATATTGAAGATATTAAATTAAAAACACTTGATTATGCAGACAGTGAAGTTGCAGAATTTTATAATCGAAGTGATGAATTTTCAAACTATGCAGATAGACAACCACTTAGTTATGCAGAATTAGAAGATAAATATTTTCCTGATACTGAAAGTAAAAAAGCAGCTAAAGCTGAACTAAGAAAAATGATTTCTTTTACTGATAAAGCATCTGATATAACTAGAAACTACAGTAATTTATCAGATTATGCAGAAACTGTTATTCGTACAAAAATGAATTCATTGCCTTTCCCTATTGGTATTGATGATGGTGGAGCATCAGTTAATGATAAATTAACTAAAGCTAATTATGAAAAAGGTATAAAAGAATTTCAAGCTTGGAAATCTAAAAAAGGTATTCCAAAAATAATAAGATTAATTTCTAAGTTAGGATAATTATGAGTAAAGAATATAAAGATATATTAGAAAAAACATTATGGACATTTGTTGAAGCATTTATTGGTGCATTAACAGTAGCACCATTAGTTGGTGTAGATGCTGATACAGTACAGTTAGCTGCAATATCAGGTGCGTCTGCAGCTTTAGTAGTAATTAAAGAGTTTGCTAAAAAACAATTAGCTAAACCTGTTAAGAAAGTGAGTAAGTAATGCCTGGACATTATCATAATAAACACGAAATATCTTTAGAAAATAAAGATGAAGAATCTATTGTAGAATCAGGTATTAACTTTGAAAAGATTGCTAGTCATAGTGTACTTACTGATATGGGATTAGTACAAGAACCTGTATCACATGGTAAAAGTGATGGTCAAGTATCTGTTAACTCAGTTGCTGCTGCAGTTGCAGCTCCTAAAATAGACGAACGTAACGTATATACATTAGAAGATTTATAATGGGAAGTCCTAATTACGATAGATTAGTAGGTCAAGGTAAAGCTGGTCTTGGTAAAAACGAACTTAAAAGGCGTGTAAAACAACACAATGCATTAGCTGAGAAAGCATTTGCTAGTGTTAAAGGTAAAGAACAACTTACTGCTGCTGATGTAGCTAACATTTATCGTGGTATTAAATTAAAAAATGATGCTAAATTAATGCAATCTATAGGTGATAAAACATATTCTTTTCCTAAACAAAACAATACTAAAACATTTTTAGGTCGTACTAAAGATGATTGGTCTAAAGCATGGGATATGACTGTTCGAGGATACAAAGGTACTCAAAAAAAATGGGCTAAAAATATTGCTAAAGGTTACAAAGTATTAGATGCTTTAAACTATGGATTACTTCCTGGTGGTGTTAAACCAGTAAATCCTTGGAGTAGTAATGC